AGTAGGTTCAGCTATTGGAATTGACATTGGTAGAGATGCATCGCAACTTTTTCAATATCTAGGAGAAGTACAGGAAGAGCCATTACAAGAACGCAAATTTTTGACTGCTGATTACTCAAACTTTGGCCCAACTATCATTCATCATGTTGCTTCCCGCCTCATTGATGTGATTATAGCTTGGTCAAAGAAGTACATGGATATTGATGATTGTGATGTTCTCATGATGAGAAGGCTATGGGCCATACTGTGTCAAGCAGAACATGTTGTGCTTGATGAAGTATGGTATTGTAGTCAGGGAGTGTTTTCTGGCAATCCCTTTACTGACTGTATTAACACTATGGTCAACAATATCTATGTACGGTGTGCTTTCATTGGCTGCTGTACCAAATATGCCCCACATCTAGCGTCTCTAGAAGATGGGGTTTATAACCTAAGAAATTTCCGCAAACACGTTCGAGTGGTTGCATACGGTGATGATCTGATAATCTCAGTAGCCGAACCTTTTCTTTCAATTTTTAACAATGTTTCACTTCAGGAATTTATTCAGAACACTTTTGGATTAACTATGACTGATGCGTTGAAACGACCAGAAATGGTCCCTTTTGATATTTTTCAAGATGTTTCATTTCTAAAACACTCCTTTGCGGCTCACCCTGAACGCAGAGGAATTATCCTTTCTAAATTAGATTTTCAAACAATAGTAAATATGGTATGTTATATTAGAGGTAAGGATGAAGTGTTGAGCAGACATGAGCAGATAGCTACAGACGCAGTGCGTTTTAGCCATGCTCATGGGCGAACCGTGTTTGTAGACGTCCGCGGCAAGCTTAGCGATTGTCTCGTCCAAATGGGCTCAAGTCTTGTACTGGAGTCATGGGCAGAGATTGATCATAGTCTGTTTGATGCTGGGTTGAATTCGTTTTCTGGTAACGTAAACCAGTGTTCGTTTTTGAGTAACGTAAACTCATGCTAAACTTAATCTATATTTTATTTTCTAGGTGGTGGGTTTAGGTGCTTAATTCAATTCATTTTTAG